ACCGATACAGGAATATAAAGTAGTGGGGGAGGAAAATGGTCTTTTCTTCATCGAAGCAACAGATACAAGTCTCTACCCCACTGTTCCTGAGCCAGGCTTTCTAAACCCAGACCAACCCGGAAATCCTAATGATAGCCGTGCCTCAACATTATATTGGTGGGATACGTTCCCCGCTAAGGAACTTTATATTCCTGTGTATTATGACATTGAGGTTTATAAGAAAAAAACAGTGGAGCAAACCGTTTTTTATCAAAACAATGGCATCATCCCCGCCTCTTCCTATAATAATAATAGTTTAACAGGAACCGTGCAGGGCGATTGTTATGTCACTGCATACATAAGCACAATAACGCCACAGGGAACTCAGAATATTGGGATAATTCCTTATATAACTGGGGCTACAAACGATACGCCTGCCCAAATTTTTAACAAAGATATCCCCTCTTCTAACGCTTGGTACGAGACAAGAAACGTACAGTTTAATGCACTGACAAACGTTGCGGGTATTTTCTATTCCATGAATCCAAGCTCGTACAACACCGAGGAGTGGACATGGCAGAAAGGACAGCCCGCAATTGTGAACGAAAACCAACGAGAAGTGAGAATAGACAACGGAATTATTTTCTCTTCTCCTTTCGTCCAAGGAACGCAAATAAATGGCTTAAATCAATTCAACTCACTTGACTTCCGCCTTTCTCCTGTAGAGAATGGCCCGATTTCGTCTCTTGTTGTTACAAACGCTACACAGAAAGAGCCGGGCGTAATGCTTGCCATAGGAGCCAACGGGGTGAGTTCGTTTTATTACGATGCCATTCAGCTTACGAATGTGGACGGAACAGACAACGTAGCCACCACAACTTCCTACCTTGCCTCTCAAAGGCCGTTGCTTGGTCAATACGGAACCACAAGGCAAATGAGCATAACAAAAACGCCTCTTGGTGCAGTGTATTGGTGGAGCGATGTCGTGAACGATTTGATACGCTACACAAACGCAGGGCTTGAACGCCTTGGAATGACATTCTCGTTTGCCAACTATTTGCGAAAAACTTACAACGACAATGCGCTTCTATTTACATGGTACGACCAAGTGACGGATGAGATTCTTCTTTGCGGAAAGCTCAGAGAAACCTCTGTGTTCTCGGAGCGTTACAAAACATTCCAAGGAGAGCGCAGCTATAAAAATTTCCTTGGTAAATGCCCTGAACGAGGAATAGGGCTTGCTACAAAACAGTTCCTGTTCCTTGAAGGAAAAATATGGGTGACGGATGTGGACCTTGTAGGGCTTAACGCCCCTCCCAACAACTTTATTTTTAACGAGTTTAAAGACCCTCTTTTAAACATCGTAACCAATGAAAGCCCTGCCAACGTAAAGCGTTGGAACCAAATAAAAGTGTTTGGCAGTAGGCCAGGGTCGGTGGAACTACGAGCTCCTGACGAAACGGAAGGGCTGTCGGGAGTTCTTGAATCAATCCTTGATACTGGCAATTGGATAAAAAGAAAGGGCGATTGGGAGGCTGCCATTCGAAGGGCGGCTAACACCCCCGGAGGACTACTCGCAGGAAAACTTATGGAAAGTAGGATATTATATTCTAAATTTGCGTTTGGTGCTGATGGATTTCAAAAGCTGAACTTTATAGAAATTAAGAGCAACGTCTCAATAGTACAATAAAATGGCAGACAAACAATTTGATTGGACGGGGCTTTTGCAGTTTGCCCCCTCTGTTTTAGGAGCGGGAGCAAGTTATTTAGGAGCCTCTCCAATGAGGGAGGAGGCCGCCCGTTTGAGAAAAGAACGTGAACGCCTTCTTCAGCAGGGAGCTCCCGGCCTCACGCCTATTGAGCAGGAGCAACTTGCTGCTGCCCGCGCAAGGGCCGCAACTTCCCGGGTTCCGGGATATGCTCAGGAGGTGGAAGGGATTGCCCAACAGCAGGCCGATGTTCTTGCCGCAGGGAAGAGAGGAAGCCAAACAAGCAGCAATCTGCTCAACCTTTTGTCTAAAATGAACGCACAAGGACAGGCCGCAAGGCGCAATCTTGCTATGCGTGGAGCGCAGGCTCAAAGGCAAGCACAAGGAGAGCTCACAGGGCTTTCTATGAACGCAGACGCAAGGAGACAACAAAGACAGCAGCTTTACGAAGGCCAGCTTGCTGCTATGGACGCAGCGGCTCGTCAATATAAGGCGCAGGCAGGAATGGCTCCATTGCAGGGGGCGTTGGCTTTTATGCCTTCGGGGGGATTTGATTTCTCTAAGTTTAGGAAAGACGCAACAAAGCCGAATATAGATGTTCCCGAGCAAATAGAGCCAATGCAGGTACAAGCGCCTAAGTTTTCAACAGCAGAAGTTCCGCAAGGAAGGCCGCAATACACCCCTACATTGGAAACAATGAATAAACCATATTTGGATGCAACATACAGAAATATGTTCGACCCAAATGCTGCTGGAGGAAGAATGAATATGAATAGCCAAATGCTTCGTACCACTCCATACTATAATTTCGGCGAATAAATGTTTGCACCCGACCTGTCCGTTCCATTCGAAAAGAAGAAGTCCAAGGAGTTCGGGAAGGACTTTGCTACGGGCTTAGAGTCATGGCATCTGATGCAAGTTGAAAGCCCCAATTTCCCGAAAAGGAAATGGGCGGAAAACTATCAATACGCATTAGGCAACCAAACCTATTTGCGTACCACGCAGCCAATAGACAATCTTGTAGGAACGGATAGTCAAACGCTCCCTGGGGCTGACTTGCGGAACATGAGACTTGCCACGACAATTCTTGAAAGTATTGTTGGCAAACTTAATAAGCAAAGGTTTCGCCCCACCATCTCCATGATTGATGCTTTGGCAATGGATGACCGCATTGACATGAAGGCAAGAATGGAGCTTGCCATGTACCTTAAACAACAGGGCATGGAGATGGCGCAAATAACGCAACAGCTTGGCCTCACTCCTGACGATATTCCAATGGACACCACAGAGCTGCAAATCATGCTTGATTGTATGCCGCAGTTTGTGGAAGAGATGAATCTTGAACTTGCCCTTAACAAAATAGGAAATGAAAACCACCTCGATACATTGGCAAGAATGGCTGACTATGACGATGCCATTACAGCCGTGAGAGGCCACTACATCAATCGTGTTAATGGAAAGAAACAAATCGAATGGCTTGACCCACTTAATAGCGGTCATAGTATGTCCTTTTATCCTGATGGGCGTGACATTGTTTGGAGTTACAGAATACGGCCTGTTCCTGTTGAACAAGTTCGCATTGAAGCGCAGGAGGACCTCACGGACGACCAACTCAAAAACCTAAGAGGAGGCCAATTCAGTCTTCTATACAATTGGCTGTTTTGGTGGAACTCCTCCAGTCAGCAAAATTTCCTGACAACATTCACAAATACATATACAGATTATGTTCTCGTCATGGACTTTGAGTTCGTCTCCACAGACCTACTCTATACAAATGTCAAAAACGGAAGGGCTTACAATGGATATACCAAAAAGACTCCCGGAAAAGATGGCGATGTGTACACAGCTAAAGTGCAGAACCTTTTCGGGGGTAAGTACATTTGCGGCTCTGGGTACATATACGACTATGGGGTTAAGACAGGTGTACGCCAACCTATCGTAACACGCAATGAGGATGCCTTTAAGGTGAACGCCTCAAAGGTGTACGGAAACTTTGTGTGGTATCATTCCTCAATGGTGAGAGGGGAATCCATTTCCATCATTGACAGAGCAAAGCCACATATTGACGCAATTGAGGACACCTTTAAGAAATTCAAAACATACATTCGGGAGTTTCTTCCTTGGATGATAAGGGTGGACCAAGATGCCTTGGCCGACCTTGCTTTGAAAGAAGGGGATGATGTAACGGCAGAGGACTTAATGACAACGCTCCTTGAGAGAGGAATAGGTGTTGTTTCTTCTTCCGCCTACAAAGGATTTCACAATGCCTCTGTAAAGGATGCCCTCACAATTATTTCCAATGACGGAGGAGGAAACCTTCAAGTGCTTTGGAACTTGCTCTTACAACAAATCAATCTCCTGCACGATGTTGTAGGCGTTCCTAAAATAGACACAGGAGGAGGCGTTAGCCCCGAACAAGGAAAGGCTGTAAGCCAAATGCTGCTTCAAGGAAGCGAGAACGTCCTCTCAGGATTGATGGCTGCCAAGATAGGGCTTTATACGTGTTTATGGGAAAACCTGATGTATGATATAATGCAATCAGGAGAGTCGGGGGTTGCTAAAGGAAGGGCGTTTACAATTCCTCAAGGCAATCCTGACGAGCGCATTCCCAACCTTATTGTAGAACCTCTGCCTACGGACATGGACTGGCAGGACTTGTACAACAAGGCGCAGCAGGCTCTCGCAGCAGGAAGCCTTACAATGGACCAATATGCCTACCTGAAAATCATTGACAACATGAAACAGGCATGGGGCTATTTGTCTGTTCAGCAAAAACGCAATGACATCAAGAAGGCGCAGATGCAACAAATGGCCGACCAAGCCAATACGGAGCGTCAAATGATGTCCAATCAGCAAGCCCAAGAAGGCAAGGAAAGGCTTGAGCAAATTAAAATTATCGGGAACGTAATTGGAGAATATGCAAAGGCGGCATTTACCAACCCTATGAATACTCAAAATCCCGAAGTAATTTTGCAGAGAATACAATTAGAATTAGAGAAAATGTATGGAAACACAGGAAACGCAAATGGAGAACAACAGCCTTCCGCAGGAGGGCCTCCAATTCCAACAGGAGGAGCAGAACAGCTTGCCGTTCAAGGTGGCGAAGGTGGAGGACTACCCATCGAATAGCCTGCCTGAAGACGCTCCGAGTGAAGAAAACAATTTGCCTCCCGCAAATAGCGAAGGAGAGCAGCAGGCGCAGCCTGAAGGGAATGTAGAAGACGATGATATAGAGTCCCTTCGTTCTAAACTTGCCCAGCTCGAACAGCAACTACAAAGCAAGGAGGCCCCTAAAGTGGAATACAGGATGCCAGAGGAGGTGTTAAATCTTCTCAACAATCCTGAAACACTTTCTGTCCTGAATGAGAACTACGAGAGCAAAACCGTTCTCGACCTCATTAAAACAGCCTTTAAGGAGGCTAATCCGTGGGCGACTACAGACCGCCACATTGAAGCACACTTGAGAAGACAATATCCTGATATTGACTTTGATATTCCCGAAAATCTCGGACTTGCCGAGGAAGACTATGATGCTATTGCGTGGCAGGCCGAAGGCATCCGCCAACAGCTCATTTCTAAGCAAGGAGAGATAAAGGAGAAAATCGAAGCCGCAAAGGCCCCCGCCTTTACGCAAGAGGACATGGACGGCTATCAACAGCAGTTTAATGCTCTTGTAGAGGAAGGCATCAAGGGAATCAAGCCTGAGCCTTTAGCCTTGGACATTCCGGGGTATAAGATGCCGCAGCTTGACTTTGAAAAATTGAGGGATATTGTTTATAGTGAAAGTGTTCCGCTGTCGTTAGACGCAAATGGCAACGTGTGGCCCAACATGAAGGCAGCACAAGCTATGGCAGAATTGGAAATGCTCAAAAGCCAAATTCCGGCGATGTTGGAAGCGGCAAGGAGAGCAGCCCCAAAGGAAGCCGTTGAAGCGATAAACAGAACCTTAAACAATCAAGTGCCGCAACAGAACGCCACTCCGATGGACCCCAAACAAATTGCTGCTGCTAAAGCACCAACGCTGAATGGGCTGCGAATCATGGGCGTTCAAGCAACATTTTAAATTTTTCACAAGTTAAAAGAACAAAACAATGGCTCTTAACACAACCCCCGCATTTAGCGGAGCATCAGCCACCTCTCCAACAGGAGCGAATGCCGTAGCAGATGCTGCGCTTCTGTCTGGCCTCGCCGACAGCACCTCATTCGTGAGGGATTTTTGGCCTACACTTCTTGACCGTTATCCTGACCGTCAGCTCATCGAGAACGGCCTTATGGCTCACCTCGTGGATAACAAGGCTTTCGTAGGCGTTCAAACCAACACACAGCAGGTGTTTCACGCTGAACAGGATTCAGTTCTGAACACTCTCACTGTGGTATCTCTTACTGGAGGCGCTTCTAATGGCGCTTCTGCGGTAATCACAGTAAACTCTATTGCTTATAATGGCAATAACTACAACTACGCCACCGTAGGTCAAAACTTCCAAGTTGCAGATTCTCCAGCAACCATCCTGAATGTTACTGCTGTGGGTTCAAGTGGTAGTGCTACTTTTACCATCACCGTTGTTCCTGCTGGGGACGTTCAGATTAACTCTGTAGTACAGGCTGGCGACACCCTCCTGCCGCAGGATGCTGTGAACGATGTAAACGGCGACTTCCCTAACGGTACTGTTCGTGGATGGTCACGTTTCGGTGTGAACTTCCAATACATGAGCACAGGCTCTGCTATTGTTGGTCAGGACACCTACAATCAGGCGTTCATGTTCCAATTGGAAGGCGGACAAACCATCCTTGCTCCTCGCATCTTCGCTGACGCTTTGATGACTGCCATGCTTCGTAAGTCTGCTGCCATCACTCGTGGTCGTGGTGAAACTTATGGCGGAAAGCAAACCACCGTTGGTTTCGTTTCTGCTGCTCAGGCATTTGGCTTGACAGATGACTATGCTGCAGGTGGCGTTCAAATGACCGACCTTGAGGACATCGGCATCCGTCTTCAGAACCGTGGTGCAGGTACAGAACTTGACCTGTGGGGTGGCTACAACTTCCTTCAGAGCATTCAGCGTAACGCTCTGTCTCCATTAACAGGCGGTGCTGTTCAGTACATCTCCGGTGAAATGAACGATGGCAATGGTCGTCCCGGCTTGAAAAAGTCTCTTGGTCACTTCATCCTTGGTAAGTTCAAGGTGAATCTGAACGAGGCTTCTGAGTGGGCGCACAAGGCTATGTACTCTCCTGATATTGCTGGTACAGATTCTCTGACCTCCGGCTATTGGGCTAACGCTTTCTGCATCATCCCGAAAGAGCAAGTGGCTGTTCCTCGTGAACTCACCAACACCACTTACACTGTCACTGCTCCGATGTTCCGTGTTCTTCAACTGAAAGCCCCTGTAACCACAGGCGGCACTCCTGTGATGAACCAAATCGTGAAGCGTGACCCTGCTCACTTCGGAGCTATGAAGTATCAAATCGTGAACAACGAATACTTCGCTGCTCAGACGATGCTTGCTTCTAAGCTGTACTTCGGAGGAACTATACTCTAATAGCTTCCCCGAAAAAAAATTAGGGCCTTCTGAAAAGTTGGCCCTTTTTTTGTTTATTTGCCAAATAAATATAAAACAACATATTATATGGTAGTTTCAAACGACAGAAATGGCATTAGCGAAATCAACACATGGCCCGAAGAAGTGGAGGCCAAGTTGATAGAATTACAGCCTGGAGACATTGTAAAGGTGAGGCTCAATCCCGCTTTATGGTTTACAGTGCTTGAGCAAAGGGGAACAAGCAACGACTACAATCGTCCTACATCTTCGGGAATAGTGAAGAAAATCGGACAGCATGGCATTCCTTCCCCTTGGACAATACGTTATAACAGACAGCCATTCCAAATCGGATTCCTTGAGGGATATGATGCCAATGGTGTAGCCCGTTACAATAAGCCTTTGTTTAACGAACAAGGCGAGTTTATTTTTAATGGAGACCGTGTAGGAGACAGAGAGAGCTTCTTTGTGATTCAGCTTCATCCTCAAATGCGTATTGACCCTCTGACAGGACTTGAGCGCAGGAATTGGAAGTTTGAAATCGTAGATGCTGAGAAGGAAAGCACAGGCATCACGCAAAACTTTGAGGCTAAACTTGCCCTCCTGAATAAAATTAAAGACCTGAATGAGCAAAGCCTGAACACGCTTATGAAGTCTTCCGTTTACGGACGTTCATTCTACGGCAAGCCTGACCTCGTAGGCAAACCAAAAGCCTCACGTGCCATTTTGGTGAAACAAGTGGAAGAAGGAAGGCTCAAAGAGATGAACGATGTACTCAAGGCTTTGGATGAGGTGAATAAAATCGGCCTCGTGTATGATGCCTTAGTTGCTAAGAAACTCATTTGCACAGAAACAAAATTGCTTCGTTACGATGGGCTTGAAATTTGTACCTTTGCAGAGGAGATAAGCATTCCTAACATGGAGGAGGCCGCTATTAACATTTTCAAATACGCAAGCCATTTGCCTGTGTTTGAAGAGAAGGCGATAGAGTTTCTTCGTGAGAGCTATGAGGGCGCTAAATCCACCGTTCACAAAGCCCGCAGAGGCGTAAAAGGAGAAGAATAATGGACACCCCGACAACATTATACGGCAAATATTTGGCCTCCCTTGGATTTGATATTCAAGGAGGTTGTACAGTTCCCTCTGATAAAACACAGACGCTTCTTGCTTTCTATCAAGAGGTGTTGTTCCGTCAGAGCGTTCAGGTGAATGATGATGTGACGGCTAATCAGCTTCTCACCTTCACCTATCAGAACTATCAATAAGCCATATAATGTTTCAGCAAATTGAAACGGAGAGGGAGGCGATGAATGAATTGCCTCCTTTTCTTTTTAATACAATGAATACGAAACTTGGTCTTCATGTGGGAATCAAGGAAAAGATTCCGCATACAGAAAACGACAGGCTCGCCTATTTGGCTTCCATATATTCATGGCAAGAGTTTAATGGTCCGCTCATTTTAGCTTGTGATGAGGATTTTTATATGTGGCTTCACAACTTCGGAGCGGAAATGTTTTATGTTGATATTATTCCTTTGAACTTAGAATATAAGACAGAGGAGGACGTATTGGAACACTTCAAGAAACATACGCCTTACGAGCTGTTCTTTGTTGGCCTCCATGACAGAGCCATAATGGATGGCGAAGGGAAAGTTATTGATTTAAGGGAGTGCTATGAACAAAAAGATTTTGTAGATTTGCAATTACATCTGCTCCCTGACGAATACCAAAAAATAACATGGCAGTAATTCCATCAAATCAAGTCCTTTCGGGCATAACATTTGCCCAAAGCACAGCCGAGAACCGAGCCGTGGCCAATAGCGCAACAGGAGGCACGGTGACGAGCCTAACAAATATCATCACTCCCGTGTCTTTGGAGACAGGAAGGATATATTACCAAACTGGTAGCGCCACTGTAGAAGGAATTGGAACGGAGTTTCTCACTGATTTTGAGGTGGGGCAGTATTTGTTTGCCTATGATAGAATAACGGCTGCGCCTGCTCTTCTTGGTAAAATACAGGCCATAGGAAGTGATGTTGCCCTCACCTTGACAGACAATGCTCCTGCCACAGTGGCCAACACGGCTGCCGTTTATTGCGGAAAGACAAATATTCTTCTCTCGACAAGGGACAACATTATTATGCGGGTTCCCGTCCCCGTTCAAAGTGGCAATTTCTTTTTGCCATTTTGGGCTAATTGGAGGATTGGGGGTGGAATAGATATAGGGTTTAATAGACAAGATAGGAGCTCTCTTGAAAGAATAAGTTCTGTTGGAAGTCCAGCAACGCCTGCAAGCACACCATACGAATCAATAAAATATCAGATTAGGCCATTAGTGAGCGGATGGATAAAATACACCGAAACCGACAGAAATAACAACCTTACGCAAATTGTAAGATACTTTCCTACGGGTCAAAACAGCATTCCTGTTTTTGCCTATGCGGAGCTCAACCCGTTTGGCGATACACTTCAAAACCTCACGCCGAATACATTGTTCAAGTTGTTTGCCAGTCAGAGTTTTGACCAAAACACCATTCAGGCAACAAACAATTATTTGCTAACAGATTTAAAAGAAGCAGGCTATCCTGTATAAATTTATTCCATTCATCTTTAATACAAATAAGAAATGTCCACATATAATTCAAGCATAAACTACTACAGAGTTAATGCCAATAACACAAATATAGCCAGCACTAATAGCGGAGCGGGCAATCCAACAGAGGAGATTGCAGCCCCCCTCGCAGCAGGAACATACGCTTCGGGAAGTGGAACATCCACAATTACAGGAGCATCCACCTCAACTTTTAACGATTGGTCTGTTGGTCAGTATTTGTATTATATAGACAACAACTCGGTTTATCGCCTGCTTGGGCAGATAGCCACCATTACGGCCGCAACATACACAGTAACGCTGCAAGCCAACTCAATAACTTATAGCGCTCCGAATCAAATTGCAGTGGGAATGACTCTTGCCGCTTCTTATAGCCTTGTGACAACAACAGAAAGTTTTTACATCCGTGTTGCAACGCAACTAACAGGGGGTGGCCTTCAAGGAGGACAAGCATATATTCCATTAATGACCTCATGGAGAACGCAGAATGTTGCATCAGCGGTGAACAACACGTCCGTGACAAAACTTGAGCGTGTGAGTAATGTAGGAACGCCCGTTTCAAACTCGGCCACTATAAATAACATTCCATTCACGCTGCGTGTACTGAATGTGTTCTCTTCTAACACAGGTTTTACAAGGTTATGGCCGAACGCAGACTTTCCTGATTATATTTGGATAAGAGCCGACCTTTCTCCAACAGGAGCAAGCCTTGCGGGTCAAAGTATGTTCAGAATAACGACAGAAGAGACAATTGATGCCTTCTTGATTACGCCAACCACTACACCACAACAGGCTTTTGATGCGGGGTATGTGAACATCAATCTTGACCTTGTTACAGGAGTGACAGGAGTCCCTGGCACAGGCGGCGATTAATCGGGGTGGTAATTATAACTAACAAACAGAAACAGAAAAGAAAGGACGCATTCTAATTACAAATGCCAGTATTAGCCCAAAAAATAGCTTTCTTCGCCACCGTAAGCAGGAAGGTGTCCTTTCTTAACACGCTTGCCGAATGGCAGGTGTTCGCCACAGGAGGAGCGAGCAGGGCTTTCATCACTACAAATCTACAGGACAGCGTTTTCGTTACAGGAAGCAGACAAACGGCTTTCTACAACACCGTAAACCCCATTCCTACATTTGTTACCACAAACATAAAGGTGGCGTTTGTTGAAACCCCCGACCCCGATGCTCCAAAAGAACTACAGCCTAAGATAGGTCCGCTTATTGTAAACGCAGACCAAACAACCATCACCGTATCTGACGCAACAGGAACGTTTGACCCTGACAATCCTACGCTTGACCCCGGAGGCTTTAATCCTGAAGACGCAGAGTTTGACCCCGAAAGGCCAAAGCGGTCCGCCGTAAAGCTATGGACTGTGTACAAGCTGCACAGCAGGCCCGGCCCTCAATTTGGAAACAGCACTGTCAGCCCAAGCAATCAAGACGAGGAGGAGGACGTTCCATACATCTACACCCTTACGCTGCCAACAGAAACAATAGACAAGGTGGCCGTTACGATTAAGGGACTGTATGAGGTGTTTCTCATAGCCGCTCCTTTTGCGCAGGAATGGGCCGATTGGGAGGGTAACACAAACCTTGCCTCTGTTGCAAAGACATTCCCAAATTGGTATGTAGGCTCTACGCCAATAATGGTGGATGCTAATATTGCCAATTGCTTAAACAAAATGCGCTATCAATTCCTTCAGGGGGTGATGTGCGGCAGATGTGATTGCGAGTATTTCGACACGTATGGAATATATGTAGGAATGCTCAACGCTATGGAAGCGGGGGAATGGAATGTGGCCAATGAATATTACGACAGACTAAAAATGATTTGTGCAGACATGGGGTGCTCAAGTTCCTGCGGCTCCTGCGGAAACGGTGGGTGCTCAGGTTCCTGTGGATGTTAAAATAGAGAAAACACTATATGGCTAACTTCTTAGACAACCTCTCCTCATATAACGCCAAGGCGGCGTTAGCTATTTCCAATGCTGTTGCCTGTGGCAATACGCAGAAGGCAAATATGATGAGCAGTTTGAAAAGCACGGCCAATGACACTACGCTTTCCGAAGCCGTTCGTCTCAATGCCCTAACGGCCTTAGTGAACCTTGGCAATTTGCTTGACGTTCCGCTGCCGCCGTATTTCCCAATGTCGATTCAATATGCCGACATACAAACGTACGATGGCATACACAATGACCTCTTGGGCTTGCAAGGAGGCGCACCAAACGAATACTTTCACCTTACGTCCGCAGAAAGGGCTTCCATTGCGGGGAAGGCAACCCTCTCTGACATTACATGGGGAAACCTTTTAGGAGGCTATTCGGACAACGCTACGTTTGCTGCATTGTTTGACGCAAAGCAGACAGCCCTTTCCGCTCCTGCCGCAGGAACCTATTTCGTTAAAATAAACGGCACGACAATAAGTTATGATAACAGTGTCTATCTTACTTCTTCTACGGGCGTGGCTTCGGGCTCGGCGGCGGGAGGCTCTTTAACAGGAAGCTACCCCAATCCCACCATTCTCAATAGTGCTGTAATTAACCAGCTTCTTACAGGATGGAATGGAAGCGGAACAAACGTTCCCGTTGAAGAATCTGACAGCATTCTTTCGGGAATGATAAAGCTGAACGCAAGGATAACCGATATTGTTAATAACCCCGGAGGTGTTTCCTCTGTTGCCCTTTCAACAAATGCTCCCGCAATATTTGATGGAACGGCAGCTCAAACGGGAGCTGCTACAGTGACGCTTGGGCTTAAACCCCAAAGCCAAAACCTGTTCCTTGCCTCAAGCAGTACAACAAATAACACGCAGCCTACGTTTCGTGCCATTGCTGTTGCTGACCTTCCTACGGCAAGTGGCGTAACGCCTGCACAATACGGAACCACATCTCTGATTCCACAAATCACCGTGGATGCCAAGGGGCGCATAACAGCTATATCCACCGTTTCTGCTGCTGCGGGAGGGCAAGTGAATAGCGTTACGTTCAATGTTCCCGCAGGGACTATTTACAGTGTAAGTACTACAGGAAGCACCCCCGCAGACCCCGTTATAAACTTTAGCGTACAGACTCAGGCTCCTAATACGGTGTATGCAGGCCCTTTATCGGGCTCTAATGTCGTTCCTTCCTTCCGTTCCTTAGTGGCTGCTGACATAGCAAACATTGCCATTCCGCAGAGTCAGGTGACGGGCCTTGAAGCCACGTTAAGCACATTCCTGACAGGTAGTCTTGCTAATAGTACAATATATGTTGGGAATGGGTCCGATGCTGCTGTAGCTGGCACTGTTGCTGGCGACTTGGAAATGGTTTATGACGATAATGGTGGAAGTGACGAGGCCAGCTTTACAATTAAAGATGGGGTTGTTACATACGATAAAATACAAGATGTAACGTCGGGAAAGATTCTTGGCCGATATTCTGCCAATGATGGGCCGCCTCAACATTTAACTCTTGATAGCACTGCCTTCACCCTAAATACAACATCGGGCGTTATTGGCCTTCAAACACCCAACCCCTCTTTGCTAACCCAAAAGGGGGATATTCTAACAAGAGGCGCAAGTGCGCCAACAAGGCTTGGAGTGGGAGCGGACGCTACACTCTTCATGGCCGACACAGCTGCCGCAACAGGAAACAAGTGGGTGGCTATGTCGGGAGACGCAACGATAGCAGTAACGGGAGCTGTAACAATAGCTAACGGAGCCGTTACCCTTGGCAAGATGGCCAATCTTGCGGCCAACAGGATTATAGGAAACAACACAGGAAGTGCCGCTGCGCCTATTGCTCTTACGACAGCACAGGCAACGGCAATGTTGGACTTGTTCAGCACCTCAACCACTACGAAAGGACTTGTGCAGGGAAGCAATGGAGCGGACAACACATATTTCCTAAATGCGACAGGCGCTTGGTCTGTCCCAGCAGGAGGTGGTGGCGGAAGTGGTACAGTTACATCAATAGCAACAGCAGGACTTATAAGTGGTGGTACGATAACCACAAGTGGTACGATTACCACATCAATGGCTACCAATAAACTTGTTGGTAGAGGCACGGCAGGAACTGGTGTAATGGAGGAAATTACATTAGGTACTGGACTTTCATTAACAGGAACTACATTAAACGCAACAGGTGGTGGGAGCGGAACGGTTACATCTGTTGACCTTACGATGCCTGCCGCATTTTCGGTAACCGGCAATCCAGTAACAACGTCTGGTACGTTTGCTGTCACAGGCGCAGGTACAGTTTCTCAGTACATTCGTGGAGACGGGTCGCTTGCTAACTTCCCTACATCTGGTGGAGGTGGTGGTAGTGTAAATTATTATCTGAACGGCTCTGTCACTCCATCTCCTGATGTTGTGGGATATAAGCAAATGAGTAGGGTTGCCAATACTGGCGCAGCAGCTAACTTTACACGAACAAATACGGTGTCGTTTCAATTGATGGCCGAGTTTGTTACAGATGCAAACGACCCGGGATTATTGAGTATTCCTGCCGGGTCATGGAATTTTAGTTTTTATTTTAGCTCAAGTAATAATTCTGACAACCCTCAGTTTTATGTTGATTTATTAAAATATGATGGGACTACATTTACGTCTATTGCCACTGGTATTGCAAGTCCAGAAACCATTACAAATGGAACAACGATAGATTTATATAACACATCTATATCCATTCCATCATCAACAGCATTAACTCTTACAGACAGGCTTGTAATTAGGGTGTATGTAGATACTGACGGAAATCGAACCGTAACTTTCTATACGCAGGCAACCCGTTTAGCAGAAGTATTTACAACATTCACAACAGGCTTAACGGCTCTGAATGGTTTAACGGCGCAAGTTCAATTCTTTGCCACGCCCGGAACAACAGGACTTGCTCCAAACTGGAGTAGCGCAACAGCAACACACACGCTAAACATTCCTCTTGCCTCGGCAGCAAGCGTAACGGCTGGCCTTATAAGCAAGACGGACTACGACATCTTCAACGGCAAGCTATCTAATGTTCTTACGAATACAGGTGACATTATATATTCAAGCAGTGCCACAACGGCTCAGAGGCTTGGAATAGGGACACTTGACCAAGTATTGTCTGTGTCTGCTGGAGGCATTCCTACTTGGAGAACAATAGCGGCTGGAGGAGATGTGACAGGTCCAGCCTCAGCAACAGATGGCAACTTTGCCGTGTTTGACCTCACAACGGGAAAGATAATCAAGGAAAGTGCCAACGCCACTTTAACATCAGCAGGAGGGGCTACATTTAATAGTGGCGTGGATGTAGGGGTGAGTGGGCCAACAAGCGGCACCACAGGAACGCTTGTGTTCCGTAATAGTGCCAATGCTTTTACAACAACAATTCAAGCATCCACATCTGCTTCGGCAAACGCTATTTACTCATGGCCTCAACAAGGAACAGCCACTAATGGGAACTTGTTAGCAAATGACGGGTCAGGAAATTTGTTTTGGACATCTGCCGGAGCGGGAAATGTTACAACATCAGGAGTTGGTCAGGTTATTAATGGTAGTATGTTTTTCCTTTCCAATGGTCTTGAAGTTCGTGACGCAGCTCAAACAAGAAATGTCAGACTTATAGCTAATGCATCGGGAGCTGCCGGAACTTGGACTGCAACCTTCCCAACACTTACAGGAACCGTAGCATTGCTTGATAACTCTCAGACTTTTTTAGGAGCAAAGACATTTCAGGCTGGGGTGACACTAAACACTGCTGGCACATTTTCCTCTGCGGTGGCTGCGACATTTAGTGCAACAGCGGCCTCGGGGACGCCTTCCGTTACAATAAATCCGGGGACCAACTTTAGTGTTACAAATCCTCATTTATCAATTACCAGCACAGGGGCAAATATCACTTGGATGGGTTTTGGCTCAACAGCTCTTGGGGGGTCTGGAGCCGCTAATCCGCCTGTAAACGTTGGGGCAACAGCTTCATCAAGAAGCGCAGGAACTAAAATAGTTCTATACGCCGCTCCCAATGCAACATCTTTGGATATAGCTTTAGGTGCGGAGAGTGGCGCAATGTGGTTGTCGGCGGGTAGTAGCGCATCATCACCTATATCTATCAAATTTTATGTGCAAAGTAGCACTAATACTGCCGTTACAAGTATTGGCCAATTTGAAAATAGCACTTCTTGTTATGGCTTAAATATACCTGTTAATGGGAGCGCAACCATTGCCTCATTACTTTTTTCCGGCACTGCTGCCTCAACTCATCAATACATTAGATTTAATAGTGGAGTCTTTGGTGACCCAGCCTTAATTTCAGCGGGTAGAAGCCTTGGTTCAAGAATTATTTTATCAGCTCAGAGCGCCGGAGCTCAATTTTATGATTTTGCAATTGGGGGTTCAGGTACAGCTTCTGTTGGGGTTTGGTTTACAAGCACAACAAGTTTTTCATTTTGGTCAAACAACAGCTCGAGCAACACATCAAACAATGTGTTAAACATTACTGGAGCAGGAATTTTAAATCTCCCACTTGCAGCAGGTAGGTATCAGATACAAGGAGCGCAGGTGGTTGGGCCGAGAAGAACAGGATGGACTGCTCAAACAGCAACAGCAAGCAGGGCAGATTTAGGAGCAAATCCATCAACCGCTGCATTAGCATCTTTTTGTCGAGCCTTATATGATGACCTTGCAAGTTTAGTAGGACACGGACTAATTAATTAATAATATGAGCAACAACTTAATCATAGTACCAATCAGCAACGAGCCTACATACGGCTTCAAGCGCACAGCAACAATGGCCGCATTGCAAATCAATTGCCTTCCCTTTCTTGGGGAAGTAGTTGTTTTGGCCGTTCAGGTGAATTACTTTGACGACAAGGATGTTCCTATTAATATTATTCCGCCAAAGATGGTGAATCTAATTGCTGACAACACCACTTGCGTGGATGCCAACGGGGTGATAGTGCCTTGTGGCTCTCCTGAAGCGGCTATGACAGAGTATGAGTATTTTATACAAATGCTTACAATACCTGTCGTCATAGCCACAATGGCGGAACAAAAGATTCTTTGGGCAGACTCACAAGGTAGATTTAATTAGCGATGCAAGATTGGAGCATCATACTTGTGAGAAACGAGAATGGGACATTGCTCCAACGTCTGTATTGGCAGGCTATCAGATGGGCTACAAAGAGTCAATACAACCATTGCCAACTCGTACGCAACTTCAACGGCAAGCTATACATCTGCGAGAGCGATGTGTCTGGCTTCCGTGTAACCAAGACATTACAGAAGTGGCAGGAAGAGCAGATGGCTCTGCAGCGCAAGTTTGTTGTCATTAACATATACGGGTATACGGAGCAGAGGTTCAACAGCCTTTTAGGCAACAAGTATGACGCTGGCTATTGGACATACCTCACAAAATGCTATAGCAGCATGGACTCCACCAATTGCTTTCAAAGCCTTGCTTACATCTTTAACTTTCCACGTCCGTGGCTCGCTACGGCTAACACCTTTTTAAATCATGGCAGAAAAAAAGTACACAGCAACGATTAATGGCAAAACCCGTTCCTTCGGAGCGAAGGGCTACAGCATCTCCCCCGGAACGCCAAAGGGCGATAATTATTGCGCTCGTTCGAGCGGGATTAAAACCTGTAAGAACCCTCCCTGTGCAAATGCCTTGTCACGCAAAGCCTGGGGCTGCGTTGGAAAGAAATCTGTAGCCTCCAAGGCTGTGAAGTTTCAGAGGAAATGAAACTTTCTTTATATTTGCGCATACAATATATAAACATAATATGACAAATTTCAAAACACTTCTGATGCTCCGTTCATTCAACGAGCAATTGCAGAAAAACATCGAAGGCGCGGACGACATTCTCCCCCTCGTACAACTGAAAAAGGTTGTAAAAAAGTTCACAGAAAAGTACGAAGAGTTTGACGAATCGCTTGAAGACCTTCGGCTTGACCATTGCTTCAAGGAAGGAAACAAAATCGTCAGGGACGAGAAGGGAGCCTACCAATGGACAGCAGAAGGAGAGAAGGCTTTCCGCAAAGCCTACAAAGCCCTTCTGAATACAGAGGTGATGCTGCCTGCTGATTTCAAGCCGCTGAACTATTACGAACTCGGAATGGCTCTTCCTGCTGATTTCATGAAGGCTAATCCGTGGGACGCAATGGCCGAGGCTCTCGCCCCGTTCTACACCTACGCAACAGATTTTAACTAACACATAATGAAACTTCAGGAGATTCTTGAGATTAAGGTGGCCATCATTGAAGTGGCAAAAGACTCACCTCTTATTGCCTACATGGCCTTCTACGAACCTCTTCATACTTGGATGAGTGGCGTAGCTGCCGGATGGGACACTTCAGCCAAGTTCATCCTGAATGTTGTCATGGCCGTGTATGGCGTTCTTCGCATCATCGACATCGTTAGGAAATGGAAAGACCCCAAAGGTGGAGAAGATGACAATGAAGGAGGCGATAAATAATGACCTACTTTTTAAGGGCATCCTTCTCGCTCTGATTGCTTTCCTGTTCATCGGGAACAGAAACTTGAAGGAACAAAACGAAAGGCTGGGGAAAGACATCTCCGGCCTTTCTGTTGCCCTGTCTGCAAGTGTGGACACAACACGAAATAAGTTCGGCCAAATGCAGGCCAAAACACAGACAATAGCGTTAAGCCAAGAGCAGGCCAACGAATTCCTTAAACAAGAGACGGAAAGCCTGAAGGAGCGCTTTGACATTCGCATTAAGGGAATTAAGACATACAGCCAAACAGGCGTTCAATACACGATTCCTGTGGCCGCCCCCGGGAAGGACACTGTGATATACAACAACACGGAGCGTGTGTATTACACGCCCTACGGGAGGCTCTACACGAATGGAGACAGCCTTGAAGGAGCTCTGACAATAAACGACACAATACGCATTACAATAAGCAAAGGGAAGCGCAGAGCTTGGTGGAAGCTGTGGCAGAAGCGTCCCTTAGAAACCAACGCCTTCATGGCCTCCCCCAACGGAAGCGTAACGCAATTGAAGAGCGTCCTTGTTCAATAGGAATTTGCTATATTTGCATAATGCACAACATTACCTCTCCCATTACGCCCATTAAAGGCATAGCTCCCCGAAAGGAGAAGGCTATGGAGGGAGGGAAATGGAAAATCGTTGAGGAGTTTGAAGGCAAAAGTCATGAAGACGGAGGCATAGACATTTTAGTTCAAGGGGGCGTTGTTAAGCGTATTCACGCTCCCTTCCACAAGCCTGACGAATATGCGGGATTGGGGAGCTTTTTTAAGAGCTTGGGGGCCGGAGCCTACGGAATAGGAGAGGGCCTTCTTGACACGATTACGCTTGGAGCGACAGACAAATTAACAGACATGGGCTACGAGGGCCTGCAAAGGCTTGGAGGAAGCTCCGAACAAGAAATAAGGGAGCAGAACTCCGTCCGTGGCTACGGAACGACAGCAGGGGCCATTACAGGAGGCATACTCTCAGGAGGCGCTGCAACAGGCACAGCCATACAGCAGGGAGCAAAGGGTTTGGGAGCGGGCGTAAGCTATGGCTCTCCTGACAGCAAGTTTGCCCAAGCCGTAGGAACATATTTGCCTCTCGCAGGAAGTATAGCCGGAATGGCTGTGGGGAATGCGGGATACGCAGAGGGCTCTAAGCTCGGAAACTTTGCCGCAGGAGCTGGCAAACTAAGCAAATACAATCCCGCCATTCAAGCAGGGCTTTCTACATTAATGAGGCCACAGGCGCAGCCCCAAGTGGGGAGAGTTCAGCAAGGCGTTAGAGAAGTGACACCCTTCCTTGGCCCGGGCATGAAACAATCGTATAAAGAACTTGGACAAGAAATCGCAGGAGTGGCATCTCCTTCTCGTGGTACAGGAATGTCCATGATGGATGGGGTGCAGAACTTCGGAGGCGAAGGCGGTCCAATACAGTTTCAGCAGCAGCCCATTTTCGCTGCGGAAGCATATAATTATTTGAATAAATACGGAATCAATGTCTAAGCATATAGAAGCGGAAGGAGGGGAGCTGCTCATTGAAACCTCCAATGGCTACAAGGCCATTATTCCCAAGAACATGGCCGAGTGGGTGAAGGAACATATTAAGAGTGGGAATCACGCAGCCGTGGACCACTATGTGAAAGGACTGAAAGAATTAAAGCCTGGGAAGAAAGCCCGCATGGGAGGCTGTTTATAAACTATGGGAACAACAAAGAAATCAGGAAACGCTCCGGTGGCTAAGGTGAGCTTTGGCAAACGCCGTGAGGGAAAGCATCAGAAATCACACGGCCCAAAGGACAGCAAGCCCAAACAATATAAAGGACAGGGAAAATGAATAAGCTAAAGGACTTGTGGGTGGCATGGCATGAGGTGATACTCGCCCCCGTTTATTATTTCGGATTTCTGCTGATATACAATTACACGAGCGTATGGCTCCATGACGAAGCGGCAGCGTTATACCCCATCGGGAGATATGTGGACCTACTCTCCATTCCCTCCCGCTATTACATTGTTGTCGTATTAGGAACGCTTGGCTTCCGCATCAACACGCCCTTCTTGTTTAGGGCTGTCTTCGGAGACAGAGCAAGCGGAAAGACAAGGGACAATATTGTTAAGGACAATCATTTCCAAACGCTATGGCTCGCATTATTCTCCTATGCCTTGCATTTGCTTATAGCGGCCTTAGTTGCGCTCAAATAGGCTGCATAAAGGAACAAGCTAAACGCCTTATTGGAACACGGGAAGGCCCTGTAAACAACAGAGGCCCTCGTGTTGATTCCATTATACGCTACGCAGGAGGAAAGCCCGGACAAGCGTGGTGTTCATACACGATGATTTATTTATGGAAGAAGTGTGGCATTCCTCACAAGGGAACTAATGGAATGGCTATGTCGTGGGCTAAGGCCGACAAAGCCGTTCGTGGGCCTGTGAGAGAAACGGATGTGTTTACAATATTCAATAAAGCTCTGGGGCGCATAGGCCATGTTGGCCTTGTCTATCAAGTTTATCCCGAAGAGCGCTTCTTTAAGTCCTTTGAGGGCAATGTGAACGCAAGGGGAGACAGGGAAAGCCACAGAAGTATGGCAGGATGCCTGATGAGGGAATACGCTGTGACGAATGGGATGTTTCGGTGGGTGGTGAATTGAAAAGAAAAGAGGGAAGCAAGCGCCTCCCCCGTTTCGTCAATTGTCTCACTAAAATTACACCAAAAACGCTATGTTTTTCTTGACCACTCCCAAACAGTTTCTTCCTCCTTTCCCTCCTCTATTCTCCCTTCTTTATTTTTTGCTATCCAATTGCAGAAAAGAAGCATCTGTTCGCATTTAACATTAGCCGTGAACTGCTGATTGCGTATAATGCGGCACAGCTCCTCCTGGTCCTTCGGGGAAAGCACAATGCTTCCCATGCCAACATGATTTTCAGGATTCTTACGAAGCTCCTCAAACGCATTCTCAAGCGTTGTCGTATTCCTGACGGTTCTCCATTTCATGTTCATGTCAATACACCATTTCGTCAAGGTTCAAATTATTATCCTGCACGATTTCCCAACAGGCTTTACAGAGAGTTTCTCCGTCTATCAGGTCTCCATCGTGCTCGGAGTTCTCAATGGCCTTCCTGATTTCCTGCATCACCGACCATAGCGCCCAAGCAAGCTCCCAATTGCGTACACAGCGGAGGTGGGCTATTTGTTCGTCTCTTTCGTGGAGATTGAATTCCATTGTTGCTTTCATATTGCGTCTTGTATTTTATGGTTGGAAATAATATTCAAAGAGAGGAACAATTGCTTCTCAAAGCCCTCCTCCTTAAAGTGGAGGTAACGCCCCATGTCTAAGACAAGCTGGCGAGAGAATAAATAAGTTCCGTATTCGTCCGTGAGTTCTATTCTGTCAAACTTCTTGGCCTCACGCAGGACATATTCGTTAAAGCCGTAGGCGTTGGCCTTACGCATCAGGTGCTTCTCCCTTTTGCGGCTCACTTCAAGCACTCTGTCAGCAAGGCGTACACGGCCTATGTTTCGTGCTGCCTTCTTGCCTTTCAAATGGAGCGTGATGCACAGGAAGCCATCCCTTTCGTCCGCTTCAAAGCGGTGGCCCTCTTTACTCGTTATCGCTGCCATTGTCTTCGAATGCGTTAATGTGAACAATAAACCTGTCCCGCTCTTCAGCGGGGAGGTCATAGAGTTTCCACACCATGTCAACAATAGAGGAATTGATGTCGTCCTCGGCCTCTGCCATTTCGGGACCAAGCCCCTGATGGAGGTAACGCTCAAACTCCTGAGCGTGGTGCATTAGGCGGTTGAAGTGCATCTTGGCTTCATTGCGAAGCACCTTGTCTCCGTGCTTAATAACGAATCCGGATTCAATTACGCCTTTGACAAAGCAGGCGAACTTGCTAAAATCATTTTTCATATTTTCTCATTTTGCTTGGGGCAAATGTATATTATTTATTTCACATTACACAAGAGGAGAAAACAAAAAAGCGGAGAAAGTTCCCCGCCCATTTGTTTAACAAAACGAAAATAAAAAAAACCTTAGTTCATTTCTTCTTGGCTGTCTTGGCAGCGGCCTTGAACGCTGCTGCTGTTGGTGCGCCCTTCTCTCCGGGCTTCCTCATTTTCTCTCCGCTTCCGGCCTCAATACGTTTCCGTTTGGCATTAAGATTTGCATAAAGTCCTGCTGGCTTTTTCATTTCTTCTTCATGTTTTTAGGCATGGACTTCGCCATAGGCTTGGACATTCCGGCTTTGCTCATAGCAATAGCAACGGCTTGCTTCTGAGGTTTTCCGGCCTTCATTTCTGTTTTGATGTTGGCCGAGATGGTGGCCTTTCCTTTTCCTGATTTTAACATAGCCTTGTTGTTTATTGTTTGCGTAAATATAACTCTTAGTTGTTAATATTCGAACCCATAGTCATTACAGAATATTGGGGTTTGCTCACCAATGTACGCCCCTTCTACATTATAGTAGAAATACTCAATGGCCTCTTCCATTGTCATCTCCTCGTCCTTCACTAATATCTCAAGGCATATAGCGGTGCTGTAAATGAGCCGCCCAGACTTTTCCTCAAGGCCAATGACGGCCTCATCAAAGCCGTCAGCCTTCAGGAATGATTCATCAGGATTGTTTTCGAGGATGGTTTCGAGTATGTTCATTTTATTTGCAATGATACATTGTCTTTCAGGAACGCCCCTGGCACTTCCTCTCCGGCCTTCAGAGCGTTGCCAATGGCCGTCTTGCTTGCTTCCTTCTTAACGACAAAGAACGCATCAGGAAGCTCAGTTTCGTCCACGATTTCCACAGCCTGAGAACGCCTTGTGGACAGCTTCATTAAAGGCGTTTCCCATTGCTTCCCTCCTGTCTTGCTGTTCTCTTGCCCGTACAGCATAAGAGCGTTCAGAAGCGTTTCCTTCAGGCGAGCAACGGAGTTCTCCTTTGTCTTCTTGATGGCCTGAATGCGCTTGATTTCAGCGGAGGCCGTGTCGATTTCCGATTCCCATTTGAGAATCAGCTTTGCATACCCCTCGGCCTTGTGGCTGAAGCTCTCCCGATTGATGGCTAATTCCTCCATCATTTCGTCCGTAGCCTCACCCCCCGCCTCCTCAATATAGGAGGCAAGGGAGAGGAATTCCTGTGTGATTTCCCAGAGCGTAGCCATATTAGAAGGGTAAATCAAGGTCGTCAGAACTATCATTTAAGGACATCGGATGTGAAGGAGAGCTTGTCGCCATCATCATCATCTTCTTGTAATGCTCCTCGGAAAGCATGGCCTCCTGCTGTGCCTTTGTGTACTGCGGAGCAGCAGGCTTTGTGAGAGCCTTGTATTCATCAGAGCCTTTTATTTTCTCCTGAAGGAAATTAGGCATACTCTCGAATTTAGCTTGGTCGAATTCGTTAATGCTGAATTCAAATGTAGGATTCACCTGCGGAGGGCACACCATGCCTTTCGGAATAGGCGTAGCAGAAGCGATTTCGTCAAACACTTTAGAAGGGTCTTTGCGGCCTTGCTTGTGAATGATGTTGAGCAAGCAAGGAACGCCCAGCAGCTTCGTTACATCAAAGGCAGAGGCTTCCTCGTCTGTGAATGCCTTGCCTCTCCATGATGTCAGGAACGCACGGAGGTTGGCCTTCTCGTTCATGGACAGGGTGAACTCCTTGCTGATTACACAAGGCTGCTCTCCCTTCTCAGGATTGAACACCTTCAGTTCTGTGGGGAGTTCGAATGTGATGCGCACCTTGTGCACCACCTTCTTCTGCCCAAGGATTTCCTCTTCACGAGTGCCGAGGTCAATCATGGAGTAACAACGGGCGACATAATTGCCTGCCGGAATGGGGGAATAAGCGACACCATCGCCATTCCCAGAGGATTTTGCTATAATAGCCATAACTTGTGAAAATAATTGTTAAACATTTTGCTTTGCGGAGGCAAATGTAATAACGCCTGTTTGTATTTTCCAAATATAGAGGATAAATTATTGAAAAACAAACGCATACACACTTGCAAAATGGACAGAATTTCCGGCCTGTCCGTGCCGTAATTAAAGGCCATATTTCCAAGAATTGCCGCCATTTACGGAAATACTGAAAGTACCTTTAGTATAATTCCGAGTAGGGAAAACAGCAATGTACCGAAGCCTTCGCCCATTGCCTCAGCATCCCGCTTCTTGTAGGCTTCGTAAATGTGGCGTAAGGAGGCCGTGAATACACAAACGAGTATCAGGCCAATAAAGAACTGCGAGCTGTCTTTCATGCGTACACAAAGGATTGAATGCAGAAAATGATACAGGCAAGCAGCCACAGCAGCAAGTAAATGTAGCCCAGGCGGACATAGCCCTTGGCAAAGTTTACATGACTCCGCCAAATACAGAACAGGCCGGAGATGACGCATCCGAGCAGGATGAACAGGTCTAATAGTACACTCATTGTCTTGAAAGGAAATTGTCAGTGTCTCGTTGCGTTTCTTCCCTATCGTCTGTGTCTTCCCAAATCTTGTGCTGACATTCCTGAACGGCTTCAACAAGCGTTTCATGTCGTGCCCATTTGCCTTCGTGGCGTTCGTATGTGTCGAAGTCAGGAATTGTGAGGTAGAGATAGGTTCCCCACACAAGCCATCCGAAGCCTTCCACTTCGTGATAGGAATATGCGCTGTGGCATAGCCCCGTCCATTCGGACGGAGCGTTTCCCATGTAGAGCCTTATTGTGTCAAAGAACTCCTGTGCCGAGGGAGCCTCCCCATTCAGGGGCGTTTCCATAAGGCTGTCGTCTCCTGCCAGCAAAAACAGCCTCATTGCTTCTTTCCATTCTGTATTCATGGGCGTGTGTGTTTTGCGTATTCCTTAGCCCGTTTGAGGATTTCCCGCACTTGCTCATAGGCGGTGGTGGCTTTGCCTCTCAGGCGCTCATTGAGCCATTCTGCTTGCGTTAAAAACTCTTGGCCGTGTGTGGGCTTCCCCTGCCTCTTGCATAACTCCTGTATGGCTTGGAGGCGTTGTGCTGCTGTTGTCATAGAAATGTGTAGATGAGGGTTACTATTTTATACATATGAATTGTGGCCTTGCCGATTTTAACAATCAGCTTTTCCTCATCTTCGCTGATGAGTATCTCCTCCCCGTTGGGGAAGATGCTCAACTTGGCCTCTTTGATTTCGGCATATATTACCGGAAAACTTGTGAACTCATTTGCTGTTATGAGCCTGATGCCATAGCGTTGCTTGTAAAATTCGGGGATGCTTTCAAATGCCTCCCGAAATATCTCGTGTACGGTTTCTCTTTTCATTTTGCGACAAAATAAAATTGTGTTTTTAACTTCTCTAAAATCTCCTCTGAATACTCCACCAAAAGGGAGGAGGCAAAGTCGTCAGGATACTTCCTGTTCTCTCTCGCCAATTCCTTTATGGCATAGTTTATCAGCAGAATTTGCTGCCCCGTGAGCGTTACTTGATGTTCTTGTAATGTATTCATTTTGCTTTGTTGTTTTATATTTAACGGCCTTCTACAATTTCAAATAAGAATGGCATAAGATAATTCAGGTGCTGCTTCCATTCGGGAGCGTTCAAGTCCACAGGAACGGGCGTGAGGTCGTCTGGGTCGTCTGTGTACATTAGGGCAGACTCTACGCCTGCATCCTGAAGAACATTCTCCCACACATGATGTGTAGGCTCATTGCCTAAGTCCTCTCTTTTCCAATCAGCCCAATAGGTGATTTCCATTACTTGACCTCCCAGTTCCTCCGGAAAGTCAAAGGTGAATTCGTTGTCTCTCATTTTGTTTTTATTGTAAATAATGGCTCAGAAGAAAACGAGGCGTAGGCGTTCATTAATTCTAACGCCCTGTGTCCTGCGTGTAGTTCTATTTTAATATCTCCCACATAAATCAGGGGAGCATTCGTTCTGCACGGAATGCCGTGTGCTGTGGCAATGTCGTGAAGCCTTAATACAGCGTCTATTTTCCGAGGGAACACTTGTATGCCAAACAGAAGGCCGGAGGGCATAGCGTGAGGCGTGAAGCCCAGGGAGGCAATGTCTTCCTCCCTGTGTGGCTTAGTTGTTCGTTGTCTTATCAGAAGAATAGCTTTCATGTTATTTAAATTGTAAGCTAAGCCATTCTTCTATTGTCTCAAAGAACTCACCATCCCATTCGTGCCCCTCGTGTATTGCCTCGAATTCGTCTGTCAGTTCTACTGCGAGTTCGTATAAGCCTCCGTGCCCTTTCGCCTCGTGGCGTTGTGCTACAAGCCCTGTACGAGTATTGTCTGCCGTAAGTTCAATGGTGATGGCTTGCACCACCTCGTAGTGTGTCTCCTGCCATGAGGCAAAGCCGTTCGGGAAATGTTTCATATAACTCCGTCGCCTTAGTAGTTATATCGTTCCTTGTATTCCAGATGAACCTCAAACTCCTCTGAGCCGAATTCCTTCTGCTGAAAAACAACCGTGTACCTGCAGCTAACTAAGCAGCCGCAGCAATCGTGTTGGCATCCGCAGCGATAGGCATACCCGTTTGGGCTAACACCATACGGAGCGGATATGTCTTCGTTAATGGCATCAAAATGCCTCTTAATTGCCTCCGCTCTGGAAGGTGTAAGTCGGCCCTCCAGAATCGGATGCGTTGTCCGGTAGGTTCTAAAATCAAGGTCAGCCCAAAGGCCGACCCAAGAATATTTCTCATTCATCATGTTCGTTATTTTTTTATAGTTAAAGGATTTAAAATAGAGCCAAGCGTTCCGAAAAAGTCATCAAGAATGTCATCAGGAGCGGGGCGTGTTTCCCCGTATTGAAACGACACATTCTCTTTTGAGGTAGTCTGAATAACCACCTCGCCATCCATCAGGCGGCACAGCGTGTCGCAATCTTTGATTGTTTGGAAGGCTTCATCGTTCTTCCAATCGTCCGGCAGAGCGGACAGCGTGGCCTTGTACATTTCGAGAGCGGACACAAGTAGGTTGCGTTGCGCCTCCGGTAGAATCATTAGTTTTTCCATTTTGCTTAATTGTTTAAAGGTTAAAATAAATTGTTTTTCCGTTTGCATTCGTTCCACAGCGTTTGCAGGGCTGCCTTCTGTGTGTACAGCTTGCCTCTGCTATCTTCGTCTAAGTGCCTATCGTAGGCCAAAGAATTGTTAGTTATGCAAGTGTATTTCTTGCCCCTGTACTGAATGGTTACCTTCCAGTGCCCGTAGCTTGTAGTGCTTCGGACATCAATGCGTTCTAAAAATTGTTGCGTTGTCATTTTGTTTTGCTGTTTAAATGTTTGCGAAATAATTGTTTGAAAATGTTTTGCTAAATTGGTTTGTGATAGGCGGCCTAATTGCTACACAAGCGGCCTGATAGTTCCTTTGCTGCCATGCCTGCAAGGTAGTGGCCTGATAGGACAAGGGTAATGAGGCGTTGCCTGTTTGCGGCCTTTAGGTCAATGAGGCTAATAAGACCTGCTGAATTGAGAATGTTTTTTGCTTTCATATTTGCTTTGTATTTGGTTTTGCTGTAATGGTTGTAAAATGATGGAAGGGTAATTCCATTCTGTTGAATTGCTTCAGGGCTCCATCAACATTTTGCGCTACTATTTCGGAGCGGGACACGACAAATTCCTGCCCCTGTTTCGTCCGGATGTAAAGTTTGAACTCAAATGTTTTCATTTCGTTTTGCTGTTTATGTGTTAGTATTTCAATATTCTTTTAATCCTTTCACTGCCTACTTGGCAATCCTTTTCAGGCGTATCGAAATAATGCCTGTAAATGTCCGTTCCGATTTTGCGTATTTTGTAATTTGTAGTGCCGAATTGCATCCCTGCTTTTACAGGAATCTTTACGTCCGTGTAAAATTGCGTTTTTGTGCCTTCCATTTTTGCTTTGTTGTTTTTAGTTGTAAGAAATTGAAATTGTGTTGATGCGTGTTCCTTTGTACACGAAGGTTTCTGTATTCGTTACCTTTGCGCCAATTTCCCGTAAGTAGTTTACAAGGGCTTCGTAAGTGGTAAAGGATTTTCCGTTTGCTTTGAAGATTTCCTTTTTCATTTCGTTTTGTTGTTTAAATTGTTAGAATGCTATTACTGACTTGAAAATTTGGCAATCCTTGCCGTCCGCTGCAATTGCGTCCAAACTGGCTTTTGCGTTGATGAGGAGTTGAAGGTGTATGGTTAGTTCAATGCGCTCGCTTTGTTCTATCCAATCGCTTCTAAGGTCGCATTTTGCATCGGCAATTGCGCCTTCTAAAAATTCCCGTGCTGCTGTTAGTGTTTTCATTTTCGTTTTTGTTCGGCTTTCTTCACCCGTTCCCGTGTTTAATTGTTGGAGGCCGGAGGAATTTACGACAATTCCCAAAGTGCATATTTCCGGCCTGTTTTTTTAGTTGAAATAATTCTTACAAACTCTCCTGCTCAGCTCTCTTGCAGCCGCTTTCCTTATTGAAATAGCGTCCTTATACAATGGCGTTCCGTCCGGGCTTGCTTCTTCTCTAAAATCAGCCCACAATAAAGAAGCAACAACAAAACAAGCTGCCGGCCTGTATTCCGTCGGAAAATGCAGCCCTGTAATATATTGCAGCTTTCCATTTTCAAGCGTCAGGCGCCCACTATTTTTGGAAAGATAGGCTGTTAGCTTTTCCTCTAAATTATCAATCCTGCGGCCTGCAAGGTAGAGAAGCTCCTGAAAATCGTGCAAATCCTTTGTAATTTCTCGGCATTCCCCCCGGAAAGCCCTGATGCCGTTCGCATCCCTATAATCGGAGAAATAATTGTTTGCATCAATTCCAGAGCGCTGATAGGCAAATTTTTGAAGTTTTTCTAATGTTGTCATTTTAGTATTTATTTTAGAATGTTTCCGTACTTGGTAGAATTGTAAGAAGCTCAATGAAGTGTTTCTGCTCTCTTTGCTTTTCCGCTTCACAAAATTGGCTGAACGGGTACTTATTGCGCTGTATTTGCTCCAATACATTGCGGCTGAATGTTGCCAAGTGGCCGGAAAATATCCGGTTTTTGTGGCGCTTGTGGAAAGAAACGGGCTCAAGGTCAATGTATCCGGATCGTATGTATTCTCCGTCAATTATGACATATTCGAGGCCGGAACAGCGACCTAAAATGCCGCGACAAAATTCGTTTGCTTTCTCAAAACTGCTCAGAGTTCTGTAAGCGTTGGAGGATGTTTTTAAGATTATTTGCATAGCTTTTTTGTTTTGTTAGACTAAGACAGGGCAAGAAGCCCTGTTTCGGCCTTCCGGCCTCTTCAGTTAGTCAGGTAGAACTTCATCTGCCCAACTTTCCCAAACCGATAATCCTGATGTATCTAATTCCTTCGCCTTTACTCTTGCTTCATCTTCCGAATTTGCATCTACATTAAATTCAACTCTTTTTGTTTCGGGCTGGTCTAAATCAATATCTCTTGAAGGATTTACAACCAATAATAATGTTACTTCGAAATTTTTCGTTTTCATATTTTTTTCGTTTTTGTTTCTGCAAATGTGAAATAAATAATTGGAACGGAAAGCCCGTTTTCGACGAACGGAAATAAAATCGGGATGAATGGCAAAAAATAAGGGATGAGCGGATAGGAAATTCTGTTTTCTTTCGTGCGTGCGTGAACGGGAAAGGAACGAAAGGAAGGAAAGCGGGAAAGGAAGGAGGGAGGAAAGGAGGGAAGGCCATCCCTTTCCTTTCCGCCTTAATGGCTTTTCCGTTTCCGTCCTTCCGTCCTTCTGTTTCGTTTCCGTTTCCGTCCCTTCCTTCCGGCTTACAGCCGTTCCAATGGAAGGCGTTTTTAGTTTCCGTCCGTAGTGAGCACAGGAACGAACAGGAACGAACAGCATGACACAAGGAACGAAACAGAGGCACGGGGCTTAAGGGAAACGACTTTGGAACGAAACGGAAGGGAGGGGAGGGGAGGGGGGCCATCCCCATTACGTACTCTCACAGCTACTGGGGGGCACGGGGTGTTTTCCTTTCGCTCCTGTTCTTTCCTTTAGGAGGGGGTACATAGTGGAAAAATATTTCCATTACAATTCCATGCGAAATGTGCGTTCCTGATAGCTCAGAAGGCGTTTTTACGTCCCTTTTCGTTCAAGGTCGTTTCTGATGTATTATTCAATATATGTATCCAAAACGAGAATGCTTGTAACGTTATGAGAGAGTGTAAGTTACGCCACTTTTCAGAGGAAATAAATTTCCGCTTTTTTTCGTCCTTTTAAATGAATAATGGAAATAAATTGCCGTTTCGGTAAAATATTTCCTATTTTTGCTTTCATAATGGAAAGAGAAGGTAAAAAATTTCCACGCAGAATTTTACGTCCTGAGATAAAGGAAGAGAGCCTTGGTCGCAATCCCTTTGTCGCTTCCTTGGAGATACGTGTTCGTCCCATTCGCAGTGGGTATGTTGCCGATGAGGACATGATAATGGTGGAAAACTTTGTGGACATGGAAATGGACACATACGCCAAAGTGTTCGACAAGTCTGAGCAGCGGATGATAATGGCTGGCCTTTCGTTTCGAGCCCTACAAGTGTGGACATGGAGTGTGTACACGATAGAGAGCGGAAAGGATTATTTGTGGGTGAATGTAGTTCGTGTCATGGAGGAGTGCGGAATGAAGAGCATAAAGACGTTTAAGGCCGCTATAGCGGAATTGTGTCGTTATGGCTACATAGCCCCTTGTGTTGGCCACAAGAACGTCTATTGGATAAACCCCGCCATTGCCTTTAAAGGAAACAGGGCTAAGAAGTTCCCTGAGAATGTTGTACGTAAAAAAATAGAGGAATGACAGAGCAGGAGTATAGAAAGCTTCACGAGGCCCATATAAGACGCTTGAACACTTTGGATAGACAATACGCTTCTGACAGGCCGGATAGCCCTGAAGAGGCTGAATGGCTTGAGAAACGCATGAAGGAAGTGCTCTCTATGGAGCATAACGACACAAGTGAAAAAAATTTGCCATTTTAATTATATTTGCCCCCATTATGGCCATAAATTACGCCCTCTGTTCAAACAAGAAGTGCCACATGAAGGCACAATGTTTACGCCATTTCCTTTTCAAGAGCGACCTTAGAGCCCCTACAGACGAAGTGCAGGAGTTTTGGCCGTCCGAAGACGGGGAATGTCAGCATTTCCTTTCCTTTCTTTTTGATAAAGAGGACGAATTGGACAACACAGCAGAAGGAAACGAATAACGAATATGGGAAGCATTCTTACAGGCTATTTAGACAGCCTTCCTGAAGAAATAAAAAACCCCTTGGCCGAGTTTAAGAAGGACACGGAGAGGGCTAAACAGGAAAGCATTGAGCAAAATGTTAATTCTCCGAAGCATTACGGAGGAGAGGGGAACGTTTACGAGGTGATTAATGTAATAGAGGCACACGGAATGGGGCATGATTTCTGCCTTGGGAATTGCTTGAAGTACCTCCTGAGAGCGGGAAAGAAAACGGAATGCCCCTTGGAGGACTTAAAGAAAGCTCAATGGTATTTAAATAGACTAATAACGCAATGGGAGAACAAATGAGAACAAGGGAGGCGAGCGAAACGGCCATAAAACAACTTGAGAGGGAGGTGGCGTTCCTTGAAACGCAACAGACAGAGCTTATACGCAAGAAATGGGCCTTAGAGGACAAAATAAGAAAGCAACAAGAGCTTATTGAACGCTTCCAATTTGAGGGCCAGGAGGCTAAAAAGGGCCTTTCTGTGTGGAAAAAAGTGGCCTTAATGTTTGCTGTGCTGTGGGGCCTCGTGCTTTCCTTTTTCAATATTGACAGAAAATGAAAGGAATTCCGCTATATTTGCTGTTAGTTGAAAATTAAATTGAATTTAAGAATTCATTTTGCTTTGTCATAGCAAAAAAGGGAGAGGCCAATGGCTTCTCTTTTTATTTTATGCTTATATTTGTATTTCAATACATTAGAAATGACAAAATCAAGCGTTGCTCGTTCCTTTCGTGATAGATACGGAATGGAATTGCCGACAAAGAAATTAGCAAGGATGATGTACGAGGCCCATCCCCTTCTTTTTACGAATGTGGAGGATGCAAGAAGCGTTCTGCGCTACATTGAAGGAAAGAACGGAGAAAAGAACAGGGAATACATTAAAGACAAGGAGCATTACATATACGGGGCTCGCCCTCTCAATCCCTACAGCCTCCCGGCAAGCGACGAAAAAGAATACGTTCCACACGTTATAGAAGGGCCACAGCGAATTGCGGCCCTTTTTGATGTCCATGCCCCCTATCACAGCATAGAAGCGCTCACAGCGGCCTTAGAATGGCTACACGAGCAGGAGCCTACAATTCTCCTCATAGGAGGGGACTTCTTTGATTTCTATGGCCTGTCACGCTTTATGAAAAACCCTGATAAACGTTCTCCTGCCGAGGAAATAAGAATAGGCGTGGAATTGCTGAAGGCCCTGTACGTTGCCCTGAAGCCTAAGAACGTCATATTTAAAATGGGCAACCACGATGAACGCTTTGAGCACTTCCTGTGGCAGAAGATGGGGGAGATGAGCGGGCTTCAAGATTTGGAGGAACTGAAGGAAATCACGCTTGAGAACATTCTTCGTAAACGGCTCGGACATGAGATGATTCCTCTTGAATTCGTGGGGGACAAGCGCATCATTAAGGCAGGCAATTTGAACATAGCTCATGGCCACGAGTTTCCTTCGGGGATAAGTTCGCCAGTGAATATAGCCAGGGGGCTTTACATGAGGGCCAAGGCAGACGCTATATGTGGCCATCACCACAGGTCATCAAATCACGTAGAACAGGACATTAACGGGCACATGATTACAACGTGGTCTGTGGGCTGCCTGTGCGACCTTCACCCCCTCTATATGCCCATTAATTCATGGAATCACGGCGTAGCCCTCATTACGCTTGACGAGGAAGGAAACGTAGACGTTCAGAACAAGCGAATAAAGAACGGGAGGATTATGTAACTTTGCATTTAACAAACATTAAAAAATACAGACATGGCAGAGGATAATAAAAAACAAAAAAATGGAGACAATAAAACATATCATCCAAGGATGTTTCCAGCATTTAGCAACCCTGAATATCTTTTAGAAAAAGAAGGTTCTCTTGTAAAAAAACACAGCAAACCAGAAGCAACTGCGGATAGTTCTGGTTTTTTTGTGAAACAATATATAGACCTTAAAAAAGAAAGGAATGATATTAAAAGCGGCAAAAAAAAATTAACGCTTAATCAATTTATTGACCCAAATAATCCTTACAAAAACAGAGATTATACGGGAGAGTTAAGAGAAAAAATGCACGAAGCTGCGAATAATTATTGGAGGCAAAAAGATAAAATGAAAGAAGGCATTATATTCGACCATGACAAAGACGGCCACCTCATAAACCCCATATCCTCCAAGAAGGAAATAAAGCCAGCCGCTATTGTGACTCCCGTAAAACGGCCCTCTGAAGCCGTTATGAAAAAGCTAACAGGCAAGAAATAATGCCCAAACACACTCCCCTTCCGTTCCATTTCTATGTGAACGTCAATAACGCCTTCCTTGGCCCCGATATGCCACAGGGCGTTACGAAAGCTATATGGCACGGGGTGTATTGCCGGGAGTACCAAGTGCTTTCCTGCCACGTGTTCCTTGAGAGCGGGGCGCATTGGAGTGGGCTTCCAATTCAAGCATTGTCAGCCACAGAAGATTTCCGTCACGACAGCAACGTGCTGATGCCTTGGTGCGGAATGGGAGAGGAAATAGAGGCCATATATATGCCGTTCCTTGAGGGCTTAGAGGCAAGGCCAATGATTGACCCCGGCTATCCAAAAGGAAGGCACACAGGAATTATTATTGATTGGAAGGACGGCTACTCCCGCTATCCAGAGGAGCACAAGCCCCTCTCCCTCATTGCCCTTGAAACGGGACAGTTCGTTCTGTTCCCTAACAACTATGTGACGTATAAAGAAAAGCACTTTGTTAATGAGAAGGCAAAGGAGAACATGAAGCATTACAGGAGGGGAGAGGAAGTGTATTGGGAGAAATAACTAAATTTGCGTTATGGCAGACAAGAATTTCAAAGGAGGTCCAGGAGGCAGGCTCAAAGCAGCAGCGGCTAATTTTATAAAACCTACAACGCAGGATTCGCTGGACTTATATAATCAGGCCAAGGTTATAAATAAGTTTTATGGCTCAAACTCAAATTATCAAAAAGTAAGCGAAACTCCTTTTGATAAATATTTAAAGCAAAACAAAACAAGTTATAAGGACTTATTAACAGAACCAAGTGGTTCTTACGGAATTACTCTTTTATCAAGGCCATCAAATGTAAAAACTTTAAATCAAGAATTTGGTACAAAAACAACTTCAAAAGAACTTGAGAGTAAGTTTAAAAACAAAGGAGTTTTTAGTGCATATCCAAATTTATTTAGAGGTCACTATGATGTCTATACAAATCCTAATGTCCCACCAATCTATCTGCATCCTTCTATAAAACCACAATTCGTTACACAGTATGAGGCTGGGGTATATACGGATGTGGCAGATGTACCAAAATATGACCCAATTGCTATTAAGCCCGTTTCTATGCTCACGCCAAAAGAGCGTCAGTTAAGAGAGAAAAAATATGGGTCAATATCTCCCGTTCAAGTAATAAAACGCAAAGTTTCCGAGGAGGTAGAACCTCTCGCTCCTCGGCAATATCCCGCTCCAACATTCACTCCAGGCGAAATGATTGCTCCTGTAATGCGCCCTGTAAGCGTTCCTGAGCCAATGCCTATGAAAGAGCCTGTAATGGAAGAGGAGGTTGTTACGGAGCGTCCTATGAGTCGTAAGCCCCCAAGAGCCGTTATGCCACGGAGGGCAGGGGGATGGAGCAATCAGCCGTTGCTTATGAAGCTCTTCCCGAAACTTTACGAGAAATAATTTTGGAATTGTGAAATAAAGCTGCCTACCTTTGCAGAGCCGAAAGGCCGCTGGGTAGGAGCAGCGAGTTGTTAAGATATTACGCCCCTTTGTCCGCTGAGTAGAGACTCCTACCTCGAAAGGCGAACAAAGGGGTTTTTATTTTATGAAAAAATCAAATTTTAATCCAGTACAAATTCCTCAAGACTTATTAACAAATCCATTGGTTTCATTGTCTGCAAAAGGCTTATATGCCTTTTTACAAATTTTCAATGAAGATGGGCAAATGGATTTTGAATTTATGTGCAAATCGTACAATATTAATAAGGATGAGTTTGATAATTCTATGGATGAACTCATACATCATGGATATGTTTCCATTGAAACTCAATTTGGATTGCTTGTTTATGTCTTAAATGGAATTTAGATATGAATCACTCGTTTGATATTAGTTACGCAAAAAAGTATGGCGTTGATGAGGCCATAATGATTTCAAATTTTCAGTATTGGCTTAAAAAAAATTGGGCTAATGAAAAGCACAAGCACGATGGGCGAACTTGGACATATAATTCCATAGTTGCATTTGAGAAGTTGTTCCCTTATTGGACTGCCAAGCAAATTAGAAGGGTTCTTGATTCTCTTGTTTCGCAAGGCGTACTTATGAGAGGCGAGTACAACAAGAGTATTTATGATAGGACTTCGTGGTATGCTTTTGTAGAGGAATCGACATTTCTTTTTGGGAATCACGACTTGCCCATTTGGGCAAATCAAGATGACCAAAAGGGCGAACCTATACCAAATATAAACACAGATATAAACACAAATACAATAATCCCCCCTTTATCCCCCCAAGGGGAAACAGAAGGGGTAGATTTCAGAGGTTTGAAAGACGCTGTTCAATTATGGCTGAAGTACAAAGCAGAAAAGAAGCAGAAGTACAAATCCAATTCTTCTGTACAAGCCATGATAAACAAACTTTATACTCTTTCAAACGGAAGCGCAGAACTTGCTATACAAATCATAGAAGAGGCTATGTCTAACAACTATCAAGGATTCTTCGCCCTAAAAAACAAAAATAGGGACGGACACCATAATGTTCCGCCGGCGGCCCCGTCCCGCAAAATTCACGAATCATTTAATTTTAACAATACAAACAATGAAATTTGAAAATGAAGACTTGGAAAAGCAGGTGCTTTCCGCAATGATGCTTTCTGACGAGGAAAGACTAACAGCCTTCTCCGCCCTTCCCACCTTAGAAATTTTCCAAATAGCCAAAAACAGAATTATTGCCGAAGGCATACAAGCCTTGCAGGAGGCCGGAGAATCTGTTAGCTTGGAAACCGTAGCCGACACCTTGAAGAAATCAGGACTGATGAAGGAGGCGGGCGGTGTAGCCCATCTCGCTAATGTTTTCTCAAGCCTTAAAAAGCCGGGCTATGTAGAAGTTCACTGCCGCATTCTGATTGAGCACTACCTTCGGACTAAAGCCCACCTCATAGCTACAGACCTTCTTGCTAAAACAAATAGCGACACGGGAGACATCTTCGACATCCTAAACAAAATCCAAGTGAGCACTGATGCGCTCCTTGCCCAAACAATAAGCAAATCTGACGATAACTTTCATGAGCAACTTGAAGAATCCGCAGCAATGTGGATGAATAAGGCTTCTGGGGAGATAGCAGGATATAGAACGGGCGTGGAAAGCCTTGATAGGCTATGTGGCGGCCTTACGAATTCAGAACTCACCATTGTGGGAGCAAGGCCGGGACAGGGCAAGACGGCACTTGTCGTGAGCTTGATGCGTAACCTTGCCAAGCAAGGGATAGGGTGTGGCCTATTCAGTTTGGAAATGTCCAAGCACGAAGTGGTGCAAAGGCTCGCAAGTCAGGAGTCGGGAATATTTGCCTATAAAATGAAGCAGGGAGAAATGTCTAATTACGACAAATCAAACCTGATGGATGCCGTTCATAGGATGAAAAGCTGGAACATAAAAATCAGCGATGAGGGGTATTTAAACATGAATAAGATACGGGCTAAGGCTACAATGTGGAGGAACAAGTTTAACATTAAAGTG